AGATGTTTCATTACTCTTATAAATATATTCAACTTGTTCTTCATGTCCACAATGAGGACATATTATAGAATTAGGTACCATTTCTTCTTTTTTTGGTACATTATTAGACAATAAATGGTGGTCAGCTATTGACCACCATTTATTGCATTTACCACAATTAAAGTGATATAATATTTCTTTACTGAATTTGTGTTTCACTTACTTTTACTTCTTCACCATTACCATCTAATGATTTTAAATCTACATCTATTTCACACTGACCACCTGAACAAGCCAACTCACCAGATAAGTCAGTATTATCTTCTAATTCTATAACTTTTGTTAAATCTACATCAATTAAAGTTTTCATTAATTCATGATATTTTTCTTCAATAATATCTTCAAAGGGTGCTTGGATATATGTTCCTCCATCATATGGTAATACCGATAGTCCGTTATAAAATTTTCTATTTTCCCACATCCATTCACCAGCTTTATCCCATTCATCATCTTTCAAACTTATTGTTGCGGACACATTGTGAGAGTTTGACCCTTTTCGATGTCCTGAATTTACCCATTCTTGTGCTACTTTTTTAACTCTTTCTAGAAGATGGAAAGGTGATTCTGTTCTTAGAATTGAGCCCTTAGGAGCTTTTTGTGGGATAGATATCACCGCGGTATCTCCTGGTCTAAAATAATCATCTTCTAAAAGTTCTGGATGGTATAGTTTTAAATATGTATATATCGCTTCATTCTTTCCTACTCTAAGTCTTCTAATGTAGAAATTATGGTGCCATGCGTGAATTCCAGATGAAGTTCCTAATGTTAATGATGTTGTTCCTGCTGGTTTTACTGTTGTTGTTCTTGCTGCTTGATTGATTCCTAATAATTTAGAAACTCTTGTATTTTCTCTTTTTACTAAACTTGCAGCTTTTTTCATATCGTACTTTAATACTTTACCTGAACCAATTCCTGTCATACTAACACCAATAAGTGCATCTTTTTCAGTAGTTTCTTGCCATACCTCTCTAAGATAATGAAACGCTGTATATCCTGCTTGAAGTGTCCCAATAAACGCTGCGGTCTTAACTCTTTCATTCAAATCTTCCTGTGATTCTATATTTGATACATTTACTTCACATAAATTACAGAATTGATATGGTCTTAAAGCTATTTCACAACAAGGATTAGTTCCCCAATCTTTGTCGTTGTTAAGATAAATCCCAGGTTCTCCTGCTCCTGACAGCTCAACTCTTTTCCATAAATCCATAAAAAATTGTTTTGTTATTTTATGTCTCATTAAACAAGCTGAATTATTTGCTCTACCTCTCTGAGGATTTAATTCCCACCATTTTCCTGTTTTACAACCAATCATAGAATTATCATCTGCACTAAATAAACTAATAAGAGCCGCTCTTCTAATACCACCGGCTAATACAGCATCTGCAATATAACAAATAATATCATGTACTTCTAATGTTGTTAAATGGTCACCATTTTCTTTTTCATATAATATTCCTTCAATTTTAACTAAACATTCCTTTAAAGGTCTTGGTCCTGGAGCTTTTCCTCCTGAAGTAATAAGTCTTGCTCCCTTTGGTCTAATATCCGAAAAGTCAAACTCAATTCTTGAGCCACCACCATTCATATAAGATTTCATTAAAACTTTAACTGAATCAGCCCATCCTTCAATTGAGTCTCCAACTAAGAATCTCTTTTTTCTCTTTGGGTACGGTTTTTGAATGCATGGTAATTTTTCTACATGATGTTTTTGAACTGAATATCCTACTCCTGTTCCACCTAACAACAAAAACATACATTCTGAAAAAGAATCAATGCTGTCAATTGGCATATAAGCACAATTGTATATTCTGTTTGGGGAAATTTCAATCGGTTTACCACCAAATTGCATACTTCTCATCGATGGTAATACCTTTTTATCATAAACTAGTTTATACTTTTCTTCAATTTCTCCTCTTAATTGTGGATACTTCTTTATATGCATATTTTTATTTCTAGTTACGAGTTCTTCCCACGATTCTCTTCTATTCTTTTCTGGTAGATATTTTGCGTACTTCATATACACAGTTATATCAGACAGTATTTTATTTGAAACTTCCATATTTTTTATTTTTATTTATTTAGTATTTTTTCTCTTCTTTCTAGAGCATCCTGTACTCTTTTTCTATTTCTCTGAGTTTTATCTTCTTCAAAACCTAAGAATGTTTGTGTTGACTGGGTGTCTATTTCTAGTGTAGCATTATCAAATGTACAGTTCTCAAATATAATACCATCTTTACCTAATCGTGACTTAGTTATAGCTATTGTAGCTAACCCTAATTCTTTTTGTTGTAGTGTTTTTGCCACTGAAATTATGACATGTCCTACTTGTGCCTTCTTAATAGACCCCCCCATTTGGTCTGTGGTGACAACTTCCGAAGAAATAGAAGACCTATTCCCTTGTGCTGCGGTCCAACCAACTAAATTTAACTCATGACACATACCTTCAAATTTCCTCATAACAGAACCTTCACCTTTCCATTCGTCATTGTAACTTCTATCCGGTATAACACAATCTATATAATCTAATACCACTATATCTAAATTTACACCTTCTGACATTATTTTTCTAACCTGGTTTTTAATCTGTGCGATGGTAAATTCGTCAGATGCTAATTTTTTTAATATTAACCTACCACCATTTTTTTTCATCTCATCCGCCTTGTGTAGGACTTTTTCTTTATTATCACTTAATTCTTGTGGTGATATTCCCGTCCAACAAGTAAAATGTTTTCTTTGTATTATTTTTGGGTTGTCTTCAAAAAATATTTGTAGTACATTATATCCCATATTAAAAGCTGTATTGGCAAATCTTGTTAGGATTGTAGTCTTACCGACACCTGTTGGTGCAAGTATAACACCTAACTCTCCTTTTGCGAGCCCACCATTCAATAAATTGTCGATACCATCTATACCAGTGGGAATTGGGTGTCTATAATCCTCTTTTAAAACTTCCTCTAGGTTATGAAACACCTCTAGATTTCCATTATCACCATCACCTATAGTTATAGCCTCTCTAATATACTCTTCACACTTATCATAACTTTCAAATTCACCCTTTTCTAATATACTTTCTACTTTTCTTATAGCTTTTTTAAGTTCTTGTTGTTTGCAAAATTTTATTGTTTTTTCTTTAATAAAAAGATGGTCTTCAAAAGAAGCTTCTTTTATCTCTCTTAACATATCAATAACACATTTCTTAGCCATCTCAGAAGAAATTTCCAATTGTGTTAACTGCTCCACACCTTCAAAAGAAGGAACTGACTGGTATTTTTCATAATACTCTTTCATCATTTGCATAATTAATTTAAAGTATTGGTTATCAAAATATTTAGATTGTATACTGTCTATAATAGACTGTGCAAATGTCTTATCTGTAATAATTAAATTCAGTATTTTTAACTGAAAGTTATACCCTAAGTATCCGAAATTTTCTGTTTTTGTCATATATGGTGTTTAAAAATAAATACTAAAATTAGTGATTAAAGTTGCTTATCTAGGTAATAACAATCTGGATTTTTATCTGACAAAACGTCAGTTAACTCTCTCAAAATATAAGAAATTTGTGGTCTTATATCTACAGAAAATCTAACTTTAGGTGGGTAGAGCTCGGCAGAGAAAATTCTCTCCATTATCGTTCTATTACCTTTTTTAATGTTTATCGTAAAATATCCACTTTCTTCCTGTAATTTTGACATATCTTCTTTAAAAAATTCATCTATAATGTCTATAGTTTTTAAAATTAATTTTTTATTTATAATATCTTTTATATATTTAACAGATTCATAAAGGTCTACGGAATAAATTGTATCTGGATTATGATTTTTTACTGTGAAAAATCTTTGGCATATTATATTATCGTTTATCGATAATAGGAATTCAAATTTCTCTTTATCTTCAAATTTTTTCATTTTATAAAATTTTTTTAAATTTATTTTTTTCTATTCTAGTCAACATTAAGAATGGTTTAGTAAAATTTAGAAAAGATTCGTCAGAATTTCCAATAAAATTAAATAAACCATCTTGCATCATCATTCTTAATAGATTTTTATATGAACGCCCCTCTGGGTCCATATTTTCTTTTATTAATTGTTTAATCTCTTTTTGAGCTTCTTTTGGTAGTAGTGTTTTACTAAGGTCTACCAAAAATTTATTTCTTTCAAAGAAGTTATCTCCTAACTCACCTTCTTTAGTAAGTCCTCTTATTATATTATTAACTCTAAAATTACTTTCCCCTTTAAGGAACTTGTCTCTACACATATATAAAAAATATTCAAGATTTATATTTTTTTCTAATATTTCAGGTACTGTGTTTATAACTGTTTTTATACCAACTCCTTTTATACCACTTATATCGTCAGAAGAATCACCACATATGATTTTAATAACCTTTATATTTTCTACTGGAATAAAATGTTTTTCAAATTTAATTTTATCACCCTTTTTAATAACATCTGGTTTATTTAAAAGTTTTAAATTAACCTTGTCGGATACTAGTTGGGTTAGGTCTCTGTCGTTGGATAATATTGTTACTTCTTCATTACTGTTATTTAAACAATAGAAAGCTATGCAATCGTCCGCTTCATATCCTTCAAACTCACATTGTCTTATAAAAATTTCTTCTAGGTATTGTTGGATTCTTACTTTCTGAGAATATAGTGATTCAGTTTGTTCGTCACTTAATCTTTTATTTGCTCTTTTAATTTTATAGTTTTTATAAACCTTTCTTCTACTTTCATAGTTTTTTGGACCGTCCCAAGCAACTACAACTTTATTAAAACTATATTCTGTTATTAATTTTTTTATAGTATTAAGGAAATAAAATACTGCACCAAGATTTGCGTTTTTATCTTGGAAATTTTTTAACCCATGAAATCCTAGTTGGAGTAGTGAGTTCCCATCAATAAGAAGAGTTTTGGTCATTTTTTTTACTTAGAGGGTTAAATACTATTTTTCTATTTCTAAAAGTTCTATTTCAAAATTTAAATCTTTTCCAGCCAAAGGATGGTTCATGTCTAAGGTAACTTCTGTTTTGGTAACTTCCAAAATAGTTGCTGTAGCCGGATTTCCACTTTTCGTATTTCCTTGTATTCTCTCATCAATTATAAACCTAAATCCTTCAGGAAATTCATTTCGTGGAGATTTTACTATAGCTTCCGGATTAACTTCTCCATAAGCTTGCTCACATAAAATTTCCACTGATTTTTTATCACCAACTGACATTGTTCTAACAGTGTTTTCAAAATCCTTTAATACCTTACCTTCACCTATAACCATTTTTAAAGGTTCTTTCCTTTTTATTGAATTGTCGAATTCCTCACCATCTTTTAGTGTACCTATATAATGTACTTTTACTTTACTACCTATTTTTATATTACTCATTTTCTTTTATTTATATTGTTTTCTATTTGACTTGCTATATACATACCTACAGCTATTCCCACCCCAAATGCTATCACTAAACTTACTATGTCAATCATTTTCTTTTTCTTCTTTAATATCGAATTCACCACCAACACCTAATTGTTCAGACCAAAAGGTAGCATGTTCTTGTTTATATTTTTCTATTGATTTTTTTTCTTCAGCAGGGTCTTTACCAGCCAAAAATCCGTGTGGTGTCATTAAAATTTTACCATCTTCATAACCCAAACCATTAACATGGTTCTTCATAATAGTAATCTTGGTTCTGGTTGCAAATTTAACCTTTCTTTTTTCTTTAACTGCTGAAATATTAGTTGTACCAGCATTTTTTTGATTTCCAAATCTAAAAACTAGTGTAGAATTTAACCATAAAGCTTCTCCACCCTTTGCTTTAATCTTTGGTTGACCAAAAGGATTATCTGGTAGTTCAACCCAAGGCTGATTTACCACTACTAATGTATTTGTGTGTTTTGAGTCTTCTCTTCTAGACTTTCCTATTCTTTGGTTGATTCCCATTCCTATTTTATCAGCAAATACTGCAGCGTTATGCATTTTACCACCTTTACCGTCAAATGTCATTTTACATGGTATAGAACCTACAGAATCCCATAAGAATAATAAATCATAATCTAAATCACCTTTTTCTTGAGCATCTAACAAAGAATTTATATAATCTGTAATTTGTTCTATATATTCAAAATCATTATTAAATAAGAAAAACCCATCCCAATCTATTTCCCCTGTTTCTTCATCTACTACTTCTTCACAATCAAAACCTAACAACTTTGCATAATTAAATCCCCATTTTTGTTCTGTTATTATTATTACAGGTAATATTCCTTTTTTCTGTGCATCAACAGCTGTCTTAATAAGTGCTGTTGTTTTACCAGTATCGGAATGTCCTAAAAACATTTGTAAATGACCCATTGCTGGACCAGGTATTCCTGTCGCATCAAGGAATGCTGGTCCTAGGTCAAAAAATTTGTCTGATTTGAATTTAGCCTTTTTAGAGAATTTGCTCTTTATTTCTGAAAAACTTCTTTTCTTTAGTGCCATTTGTTAAAAATTTAAAATGGTAAGTCTTCGTCTGCTTTCTCGTTTGCTTGTGGGTCTACCGTATTACTTGTTGAACTTATGTCAATAGTACTATTTGTTTTAGAATTTGGGTCGTCGTATGTGTATTTTTTTAACTCACTGTCCCAAACTGGGTCTAAACCTTTAGATATAGCCTCTAAGTACTCAACTGGTTTTTGAGCGTACACGTCTTTCCATGTTCTTTCGTCTGAAGTCCATTCTGTCCCCTTTAAGTTATCTTCTGTTAACTTACCTGGGTCTTCATACATAACAGAAGATACTGTAGTATACTCACCTCTACCACCTGGTAATGGAACCGCTTGTAGTATAAGAATTAAATCTCTACCTTCATTAATATCAGTAATATCACCTTTATTTCTCCAAATAGGTATAATTTTATCAATTGGTCCATCACCTTTCCAATTATGTTTAAATCTCCAAAACTTAACACCGTCCTCTTCCTTATCTCTATCAACTACTTTTACTATGTAAAATTTTTGTGAACGATAATTTCGTGCTAATTCTTTTGATTGTGCGTCACCAGCTAATCTTAAAGCTTCTTCTACTTCATTTAATGGGCTTCTTTCTCCTGTTGGTTTGCCAGTAGAGTCTTTACCTGGGTCATAAATTTTCATCCATCTACCTTGTACTTGTGTGTTGTGGAAAAACACTTCTTTAAATGGTGAACTACCATCTTTTGTAGGTAGTATTCTGATTCTTTTTTCACCCGCCTTAACTCCTTTAGGTAGAGCGATGGTGAAATATTGTTTTAGTCTATCTTCATCCGACATTCTTGGCGTTGAAGATGTTGTCTGTTTGTTTTTTTCGTATTGGGCTAATACAGCGTCTAAACTTGAACTCATATCTTATATTTTTTTTTTAATAGTTAATTTACTTGATTAATGATAACTAACTTATTCTAGGTTGTCAATTATCTTATAAAAAATAATTAAATAAAAAAAGCCCACTTAAAGGGCTTTAAATATAGTATATTTTTATAATTAATTATAAATTAAAACTTTTTTGTATCTCTGAATCTGAAAAATTATCTACATCATCTGTTGTAAGGATGTATTCTTCTTTACCCTGTGCTTCAAACTTGTCTTGGCTATCATCCCAAAAATCTGAAAGTGTTTGGTCATACGGTCCAGAATCCATTTTTCTTGAGTCCAATTTTTCTTGTTCACTTTGTGGTCTAAATGTTTCTATTTTTTCTTCTAGGTTATTTATCTGGGCCATTAGTTGGTCCATACCTTCTAGTTTTTCTTCCATACCATCTAACATAGACATTAATGAGTCTAATTTAGTATTTGTTTCTTCTGAACTTTTTTCTAGGGTCTCCTGTTTATCTATCAAGTCACCAACTTCAACTTCAACCTCAGCCGCTGGTTCAGCTTCTGCAGGCACTTCAGGTTCTGCTGGGGGCACTGGAGGTGTTGGTGGTGCTGGCGGTGCTGTGGCATCGACTTCTCCTTCTATATCAACAGCAACTTCTTCGTCACCTACACCCATTTCATCAAATGATGTTATTTCTGCATCGTCCATCATCGTATCGTCTACTGCTGGAGCTTCTACATCTTCTTGTTCAGACATTTCTATTTGTCTTGCTTCAAATTTTTTCAATCTTTCAGAGTCACCTTGTTTTGTCATAAAACCGGAGCCTCCACCCACGCTACCTAACATTTGTTCTTCTAGGTTTATAGAATTATAACCTATTTGGTTAAATCTTTTAAGTTCTTCGTTTAGACTTTTTTCTAAATTATCCATTTAATAATTGTTTTACATCCCCATTAGGTGATTCTACTTGTACTTTTCTATTAAGTCTAGTTTCATTATCTACTCTTTCTATTAATCCGTCTCTAGTTCTTATAGTATAACAAATACCAGTATCCATATCACACACTTCTTGAGAAGCCCCATCTACAGAACTAGTTTTTTGAACCGCGTTGGTGTCCTTTCCTAAAAAATTATCTAATTTTCGTTTTAAATTTTCTGTTATCATAGTATTGTTTATTATATAAATATTAGTAAAAATAAATAAATTCTATATTAGTTTATTTATGCTGATTTTTCTTCCTTAAGATATTCTGTATTAAAGTTATTTGGGTTTAAATATTTCATTTCTTCTTTCAAGTTTTTATTAATAAAATATTTTTTTATTTCATAGTGTAGGTGAACTCCGTCAGAATTTCCAGTAGTACCCATAAGACCTATTTGAGCGCCTTTAGTTATAGCTTCACCAACTGTAAAAGTTGTCATAGTGTTTTCTTTTAAATGTGCTACTCTAAACTCATATCTAGAAACTGCACCTTCTACCCACGCACTTATATCTGTCATTCCAATTAATCTCTTCTCTATATACATAGAATTACCATAACCACCTCCACAAGCATTTCCAGTAATACTGTCATCATTAGCGGATAGACGAGGGAAGCAACCAGTCTTAATGTGGGTGATAATACCAGAAACCGGTGATTTAATTACAATATCTTCTCCTTGGGATTTTGTATTAGGTGAATAGTCTATTCCTCTATGGTTATATGTTTTTTTGGTGGTTTTATTTGTTCTTAGAACCCAGAATTTCTGTCCTGGGCTTGGTTCCTGAATTTTGGTTAAATCTACAGGGTCTCCAATTGGGAATGTTAGTGTCTGGATGTCGGACTCGTTATCTATTATGTCATTCTCAAGTTCTTGTTCCGTAAAATCAAATACATCCAGTTTAAGCTCCTTCTGGTTGGTTTCTACAACGTCGTCTAGTTGGTCTAGGTGTTTAGTTAATTGTTCTTGTATAGTACTAAGTAAATCTGTTATTTTAGGTAAACTTGTAATACCAACTCTTACTCCTGAAAATGTTGTTTGCATTTCATTTGGTGATATGGAGTGGCTAACGTCCGTAATAAGATAGGGACCACTAAACATAGGAACATACCTTAGTTGAAAATAGGTTGTTGGTTGAATTAGAGCGTTTCCTAACGCTGTTACTTGGCATTTATAGGACCTAGATTTGTACAAATTAAATAAATTTAATGAGTTAGTTGAAACTTTGGACCCACTAGCCATTTTACCTAAGTCTTCCAAAATTCTAAAAGACTCACTTGTGTTTGGGAATTCTGACTGGTCCAAAGATAAATTTTCAAATACTTGTTGATTTGGGATTCCAAAATCAACAGCAAAAGCCATAATCTTATTGCTTAATTGTCTTTCTTCTTCAGTGTTAGGCACAGGACCACATAGTGGATTTGGGCTGACTCTATTTAAAACAAAAGAATCATTATTATATCCATAATTCATAGTTTTTATATCTAGACTTGTTGATGGTGGCCCAACATATTGACATAGATATTTAGGGGATGATTTTGTAGTATCAACTTCTTTAAAAGTACCAAACATAGTATCACCTTGTGCCTGTGTATTATTACCCTGCATATTATAAAAATTAACATAAGATGGTAATGGTATGAAATTAAAATGATTTATAGAACATATATGACTTATAAACCCAGCAACCGTTTGTTTAACAGAAGTACTAGGTTCTTTAGTAAATGGAGTGTCTAACCCCAAAAACGTATATATATCAATCATTGCCTTACTACCAATATCTCTATTACCCCTATCTAAAAACATAAATCTTTCCATCACCGTATTATATGAAGGTATGGATGTGTTAGATGTTCTGTTTGTTTGGGTGTCTTCTCCCTGTACTTTAGTACCTGATATCCATTTATCGTTAAATGTTTTAAAAACCTGATATAGTTCTAATTTTAAATTATCTGCCACAATTTTAGGTCTTTCATCATCACTATCGTCACCATCTTCTTCGTTAAGTGATTTAAATGGGTTTACCTTAGCCATTAGTTTCAATAATTTATCTACATACTCTGTAGAGGCATTGTCCATCATGGTTAACATACTAGTTAATCTTTTTGTAAAAGTTGCTTCGTCTAATCCCACGTTTCCACCAGGAGAATCTTGTTCAGTGAAAGTCATATACAGTTTAAGTATTGGTGCAAATTGTAAAACCAATGTGTGTGAAATATCATAATTTTTAAAGAAGTCAAAACATATATTAACCATCCTATTAAACTGTGAATTACTACCTATTTCTTTTCTAGGAATTACCCAAAGAGAAATATCCAATAAAAACGATGCTGTTGGTAGTGTAACTGAGTTATCAAATTTAGGTAGGGGTAAGGACGCCCTAATAGTACCAGTGTCTACTAGATAATAAACTAACGATTTTGTTGTTGTTGTATCAACCGTAGAAGGGCTATTTGTGGGGTTTACTACAATATCCAAACCATTTACAGAACCATGTTTATATATTACAGACTGGTTTAAAAATATTCTACAAACATTTAAAAACTTTGTGTATTGTGCTGTTCCTAATTCCTGCGTAGTAGGTGATGCTCCAACTGATTCGACTTCTGATTTTTTAACAAACATTAGGTCTGTAAATATTTTCTTAAATTCTGTATATTTCCCTTCAACTATACTAGCATCTGGGTTAACTGGTTCTGAAAAATTTAAAAATTCTCTTTCAAACCCCTCTAGGACTTGTGTTGGGAATACTGATAGTAACTCAGTAAAATCATCATACTTTGTATTATTGTCATTTAAATCTGTAAGATTTATATTCCAAGCTTCTTGTTCTGGTGTTGTATTTTTAATCCTTTTTAAATATCTAGTTCTAGGAACTCTACCGTATATAGCACCGTAACCTCCAGCTCCAGTTTGTCCCTGAGGTTCTTTTACATCAAAAGCACCATATCCTGCTCCTGCCCATAAAAATCTTGCACTACCATCAAAACCAGCTGTATTTATATTATCAGTCATAAAACTTAAATCTGTATTTACTAATCCACCAGCTGAAGGATATAAAATATAATACGGGTCAGTAGCTGCATCTACACTATCTAACCCTGACGCCCCTATAAAAGCAGAATCAGCAAACGTTGTATAAAAATTATAAGAGATACTATCCTTATCAAAAGTTAAATGGGATTCCCTTTCCATTTGGAGTTGGAATGTGTTTAAGAAATTTGATTGTGCGTCTGGCGTTGGGGTCCAACTCCCTACAGGGTTTAATATATTTTTATCTGTAACAATTTTGTGCACAGCGTCTATAAGGCGTGGCCAAAAACCTAGAGTTATTTTAGTGGTGTCTAAACCAGGTAAAATATTTCCATCATAAGTATAGTCATACCAGCCATTACCATTTGCGTTAGCCGGGTCTACATACCATTCATTACATCTAATATCACCATCATTACCCATAGTACCACCATCTCCAGCACCTAGTCCACCAAATATACCATCTGCTTTATTTGTCGGTGCATTCTTATAATTCCACCACAATGAACCCATTTTTAAAATAAAAGCATAAGGTAAATCATGATAACTTGCTAATTGTTTAATTACTTGAGCTGTATAACCACCATATTGGTTTTTTGAATCGAAACTTGTAATTATTTTTTCTAATGTACTACTTAATGGTAATGAGTTTAAAAACAGATAAGCAGCTTCAGCGTATGGTAATGGTTGTAACGCCCCTTCTTGTGTAAAACCTTTATATATTGCATTTGCGAACCACGGTGTGTTTAACATTGAAACACATTGGTTTTCGAATTGGCCAGTATTATTTATACCTTCTGTTAATGGTTGTAACAATATATCTTTTTCTATGGTCTCATAATGTTCTACCCACTGGTGTTCTAATGTATATGAGGATAATGTGGGTAAAGTTTTACTATTTCCATACTTCTCACTATCCCAATTTAAATTACTAAAAAATAACTTATGATTTTCTGTTGCGTAAACATTTGTTTGTGGTGGGATAGTTAATTCATTTATATCAAAAAAGTCTGTTCCTATAGGAGCGGGAATACCATCAGCTAACCTAGCACCTAAACCACTTACATTAGAAAAAATAAATGGGTAACAATCAAAAAGTCCGTCTGATGCTTTTTTACTAGTCGAGTAAAGGTCCTTATATTTTAAGAATTCCCCGTTATTGGTATAACTTTCTTTTGTAACCGATTGGGGGTATAGTCCAAAATTGGTTCCTTTTAATGGTACACTTTGTTTATTTACTCTATCATTTATATATGGTGTATTAATATAAGCATTTTGATATAATATCTCTTTATCGGGTGTATTACTTTTAAAATAAGATGATAAGGTTAGGCGGTTAAAATTGTTATCTTTAAAGAACTCCAGTAAAGGTAAATTTTCCTTAATGGAATTTTCTAGATTTTTACTGTCGTTCTCCGCTGCCTGAAATATTACATCAGCAAGTTTTTGTTGTTTCATTAGTTCATACCCAACAACACCAACATAATTAGTAAAATCATCTGCCCTATCTAATATTTCCCATAATATAGAGCCTATTGTTCCTAAACCGTCATTACTATTTATTTGATATGCCTCAATGCCCGTAAAAGGAAATTCTCTTACTGATATTGGGATTACTTCTATAAATTTAGCATCATTCGATATTGGTGCAACTATTTCATTTCTCCTAAAAGCTACAGTTTTTGTATATTCTTCTATAAATTCTACCTCTGGCCATAACGCCCTATCATAAGCTTTAGTCATTGATAAACTTCCTGCCGCTCCAGGATATTTTAATACAAGTTTATTTTCTTGGTCATCAAATTCATAGTATTGAGGCCATGGGAAAACGGTGTGTTCACCTTTTACGGTATCCGCATAGGCTTTTTTGTCTGTAATTATTACTTTTATTCTATCTTCCGCATCTTTTTGGTTAAAAGCATCAGTATGAACTTTATCCATTAATCTTAAATAAGTGTCAACCCCCGCTATAACTACCGCTACTAAATTTCTAATAGTTGGTTCGATTGTTAAACTTTCTTTAAATATTTTATTTAGTTTTTGGGTTACTTCGCTTTGTATCCTATTATAATTTTTTTCAAATTCTGCCATAACTCTGGTAAACACACCACCAAAACTTTTAGGGGTCTTATCTAAAACATAGTAACCTTTTTCTGGTACCTCATTTATATTATGGGCATTATTACTTCTTGCTCTTTGATGTTCTGTGAAAAAATCTCTTATTAAATTAACTGAACCTTCACCTTTATCGACACCAAAAGTAGGGTTGTCTTTTAAAATACTTTTATAACCGTCTATTATGTATCTCAATTTACTCTCTGCCTTTTCTATCCCTTCGTTGGTGTTGTCTATAAGTCTATAAGCTAAAGCTTTTATTTTTTTCCCACCGTTATCGGTAGCTGAACCTATATCCATATCTAAAGGTACATTTTCTTTTGAGTCTTCTGGGAGAAGATAAGTTGTCTTCCATCCATTAGTTCCAAAAATAGCTTCATAAAAATTTTTAAGTTTTAACTCATATGTTTTTTGGTCATTAGTAAATTGTAGGTCAACTTTTGTAAAATTTTTCTTTAGGTTATCAGTAAAAGTTTCTACTTTACCAATTAATTCATAAATTGTTAGGTGGGGGAAATTTGGGGCTAGATATCCTAATTTTTTATATATGTTATAAACATCATCCATAATCTTTCTACCTAAACCTTTTGATTGTTCTTCTACATTTGTAGATATTAGTCTGGTAGACGGGTACATATAAGGAGCTAACATTGCTTGTTGTAGATTAATATCGTTTAATAAAGCAATATGGTTACCTATAAAAGTAGCTGAGATATTATAATCACCTGAACCACTGTCAAAACTAGCCTGAAAATTAGTTAAGGCTAGTTGGTATTTTACCGCCTGTCCGTAATACCCTTTAACTGTTAAATCAAATTGTGGATATGGTAAATGAAAAAAAGCTGTATATGGTGTATTTGTTTCTGCTTGTTCAAAAAGAGTTTTCCCCCTTACATCTACAAAATTTATAGTAACTTGTGGCACAAAAGAAGAACTTATTTTTATATCTATATTTTTTATACCAAACCCCTGAAAGTCATTTTTATTATCTATTGTCTTAGTAATAAAAGTTTCTCCCTTTTCAGTTACATCTTCTTGTCTTCTTATTTTATTTACAGATGGGCCAAACGCTTCTGTCCAATCACTATCTAAAGATTTTTTACCTACAGGTTTTAAAAAATTTATTTCTCCATTAAATAAATCAACTTTTACACCAGTATTATCTGAAGACGCCTTATCAACTATTATTTTAGAACGAGGTATTACTGTAGCAACTAAATTTATATAAATTACTAAATCTTCATGTCTAACTAGTCTGTCTTCTATAGTTTTACCGTCAGGACTTGTTATTTTATTAGGGTCTATTAAAACTAAATTATCACAAACTTGTTGGACATACACACTTTCACCCGCGTTAAGAATATCATCTGCCATAATATAAAAAATGTTTATCTAATTCACTTTTGTAATCTTGTAAGCTAACTGTTAGTGGAAACGGTACTCTAATTATTCTACCGTCTTTAATGTTCCATTCTTGTCCACCATATTCTGGATTTGCTTGTAAAATTAACCACCCAAAATATGGTGTATTATATATTTGTTGTGATATTTTATCTAGCCTACTACGTCCAACCTTATATACCAAATATCTATCTGAAGTTTTCTTAGGTATGTCTATCTGAGGAACTGTCTTAGTCACCCCATTAACTTCAAAATCTTTATATCTATTATAATATGACATTTTATGTTATGCTTATATTTTTTATTATTTTTAAATTATAACTACTATTGTTAGTCCCCATAACAGTAGAATCATAAAATCTTCTTACTAATGATAACTCACTATTACTTTGTGTAAAGTTAACTTCAAAATTATCTATCGCTTTAGGTATGCCTTTCATTTGTTTAAGTTTGTCAACAATCTCTGTTTTATCAAAATATTTTTTATATTTCTTTGTATCATAATTTAAAAAAGTTATAGCAAGTTTTAATAAATTAAGTGTGTATGGTTCCACAATATCTTTTTTTATGCCGTCACTATATTTTCTTTTAACTTTGGTTAGGTCTTTTATTAATTCATTACTTCTATATGATATTAGTGTCTGTGCGTATTCGTACCTATCATAAGAATCCATATATCTAACAATCTCACTACTCATTAACTTATCAATAAAAAATAGGTATTCGTTAGGATATGTTAGATTATCTGTATATTCTGGACTAACAGAACCATACATATTTGCACAAAATATTTCTAGCGTTTTTGAGGTTGCAGAAACCTCACTAATTAGATTAGTTGTACTAGTGCCTGTGGTTAAATTAAGACTTACAAGACCATTATTAGATGTCCCAGTTAAATACCCACCCATACTAGATGATATTAAATTTAATTTATCTACTGAGTTTGATAATTTTAATTGGTTATCTCTTAGCTCTATCAAGAATTGTAAAGTTAGACTTCTAAGGTCTAGCCATGATTTTTTAGCATGTTTTAATAAAACTTTTTTTACATATTCCTTATCTAATGTATCCGCACCAAAAGGTAATTCTTTTTGTATTCCGGTAGTTTGTGCTGTTATTGAATTATAGAGTTCTACATATTTGCTATCGATTCTTTTTAAACCATTGTATGGGAAACCTAACAAATCCATACCGGTATCCATAATATTTCCCCATTCGTATTTAATTTCTCTAAAAACTTCCTCTAGTACACCATGTCCTTTTTGATTATATAAATCTATAAACCCAGTATTTGTAAATTCGCTATAATCTTTTGCGTTCGTTAAAAACGTATTATAAAGAATTTTATATTTTGATTCACCTGTTAATGCCATTATTCAGTTTCTTCTTTTAAATGCCCTTCACCAGTTTCTGAATCAGAGTTAACCGTTGCACCTTCTGGTTTTTTAAATAGATTTACCATATTATTAGCTATCTCATCTAATGACATTAAGTCATATTCTGATACCTTTGTTGGTTTTTGTGCTCGTTCATCATAAAGTTCTGTGTTCGCAAAATAACTAAACGATAAAGCGTTTTGTAATTTACTGACAGGGCCTTCAAGACTTTGTCCACCAATAAATTTAAAGTTAGTTTGTACACTTACTATCATTGGTTGTACTCCTATTCCTTCTGGATTTAAATCAAATAAATTATCGTCATAAGAATAACTTACAGAATCGAAAACCACTTTAGAGTGGTAGAAATCACCTATTCTTAATACACAGACTGGTGGTGGTCCAAAAGCTGTATTATCCGCATCTACCATGGTAGTTCCTTGGTCTGTGACAGTTGGTATTGTCTCTCCTGGCCTTAAACATTGTAACATAAAAGTTAGCCTAGAGTTAAGTCCTTCTGGTGTCATAGAGTGAAAAGCTGGGTGGAAAAATTTTAAATTATCTCTTAATGATTGATATATAAATGGGTATTGTTCTCGTAGAAATGTAAAATAATTTGCCTCTCCTAGTAATTTTCTAATTATACTAGTCATAGTTGCTCTTCTATCTGTATATCCTATACGGAATCCGTCACTAACAGTTCCTTCATTAACATTATCAACATTAAGATGTCCACTTTCAGCATCAGTGTTTTGATTTTTCTCTATGGTTTCAGCTTCTTCTTCTTTTAAATGTCCTCCCATATCTTTTTCACTAGAATCGTGATTAACCACTGTATTAGTTGCGTCTAATTTGACATCAGTTGTAACTTCTTGGGAACCACCAGCGACTGACACTTGTATAGCACTAATAAAATCAAAACTAAGATTTGGGTATTGTTCTGCTAATTGGTATATATCATATTTTCTACATCCCGCAAAAAACGACTCTAATACCGCATCTGCTTCTGCATCCGGCATACCTTTTAATTGTGTATCAATAATTGCATTCATTATAGAAGCGTGGTCAACAATAATTTTGAATGATAGTGTCCCAATTCTTTCAGCACTATTATAAGTGTATATAGGTTCTGGTCTGCCTAAAAAATCAGTACGACTCCAGTTTGCAGAATTAGTATCTCCTACTTGTATGTCGTATGGGGGAAACCACATTATTCTTCCTCCATTAGGTCCCTTTTCAGAAGCTGGTAAGTTACTTTGTTCTCCAGTTCCTCTCCATGCTAAATTTTCAATAGAGAACATATATTTCTTAACTTTAGTACCTTCTGGCATAGATGTAGATTTGCCACCGTCTAGATTAGTAGGTGCTATATTTAAATTAAATGTAGAATCTAATACAGAATCAGTATTTTTCCACTGATTACCTGATGATTTAACTAGATTACTATATTTAGAATACGGTCTATCTTTTGTCCAAGCTCTACAATATTCTACACAATTCCAAACAACCTCTCCTGGTGCAAAATCTACTACTCTAGAACCTTTAGATATGTTTTTATACCCATCATTAAAAACTTTAGATACTTGGTCTATGGCATTACCAGCATGTTTCCATTTAGCTCCACCATAGGATGGTGCTGAATCTATAAGTTTTTGAGTGTAGTCTAATAAACTTCCTTTTTTCTTTGGCTTTAAATCCGACCTAGTTGAAAAGAACATCATAGATTGTTCTCCTGAAGATATTGAATTTCTACCGAACCATGTAAATCCTCCTTCAATAGTCCCACCATCTATTGTGGCTCTACCTAGTGGACCAATTTGGTAATATCTCCATAATGCTCTACCGTCAACATTATCAAACTCTTTATATACTTCTGAAGGCCCATAAACTAAAGCTTTAATCTGTCTACCAAACACATCTTTAGGTGTGGCTTCAACTGGTGATTGGATTAAATTAGGTTCTGTATTTTTACTACCTACATAATAATTGGCTAATGGTGCTTCCGTAGATGGGTCAACTTCTGCCCTAGTATAGTCTGGTCTATATCTATTGAAGTTTAGCCCATCAAAAAGTTCTGATTGTTGGTCTTTGCCCATATACTCTATAAATTTATCCGATGGTGCGGGTACACTAGACGGTGTATTAGGTAAAGGATTTGAGTTTGTTATGCCATTCCATATTGAATTTATTATGTTAGTTGCTTGTGTTAACATATTAGTTTGTGAGATATTATTGGCTCCTTGTCCGGCAATACTATTAATATCTAATGGGGTTACAGGTGTAAAATAGTTACCTGGTATCGGTGATTCACAATGTGGGTATACTCCTTCCAACCTAGAAAGGTAGTCTGATTTTGGTGGTATTAACTCTCCTGGTGGTGCTGTCACATTTAAAGTAGCGTCTCCATCCTCACTTATATTAAAATCAAATTTAGCTAAATTAAAACCTAAATTATCTTTTAAATAAGGAAAAGAGGAACGTATCAACTCTGAATCATCTAATACCATTGAGTTTATAGTTACTAGTTGTCCATTGTTACTAGTAACGGATTGCATTATCTCTATTGCTGTATAATTAGAATAGGAAAAATTGTCAAAGGATATGCCGGGAGCAAATCCCAGGGGTTGTAAAGTATTAGGACTAACATATTGTAATTGGGCGTCAGTAACTAAATTAACTACATTTATAGAAAGTGGGTTACCATAACCTACCTGAGGACCGTATTTGTTTACTAAAAATTGTGTCTCTTTTAAAGGTATGCCATTCATATCCTTAACGTTCTCAGGCACTGGAGAATCTTTAACTGGTACCCATCTTTGTGAATCTACCACAACACTACCCGGTTTTTGGTCACCGTTTGGTGGTATTGGGTTTCCTCTATCTAAATAGGAACCATCAAGATTTCTAGAAAGCAGCGTGTCTCGAAGAATTTGTGTACTTCGAATTGAGATGTCGAAATCTCCTTGCCACCATGGCCATGTTACTCCTGTATTTTTAGGTACTGACATAATTAAAGTCTTTTGTTATAAATAGGTTATCTAACCGTTTTCTAACCATTAGGTGTTGTGGATTTGGTGTTGCTTTTACTAACACCCATTGCTATTTCATCAAATAATGGTGGTAATACCTCTCTGACTTGATTAGGTGTTAGTTTGATGGTGTTACCATCATACCTTATCTCTAAAGGTGAAAATACCACTTTAACCTCATCTGGGTTACCTACTGTATTATTATTAATTGTATTTGTATTATTATAATTGTTTAATATATCTTGTCCTTCTGGGGTATTTTCTAGAAATGCTGTAATGTCGTTTGGGTTAAATGTTCCACCAAACGCTCCTCCGGTTGGGAATCCAGACATATCGATAGGTTCGTTCCTATTAGTATCCGTAGTGGCATCTCCCCACGCTCTCCCAATACCAGTACCACTCGCAGTCTTCTCAATAGCTTTACCGAACAAATCAGTTGTGGTATTAATCATGTCGTTGAGACTGGGTGTTTCTAGTCCTTGACCACCTTCAAATAACTCGATTTGACCTTGTACTAATTCGTTACCTAAACCTGAAGTAGCTAGTGCATGAGCAAAATCTTGTGCTGAGGTTCCTAACATACCTGAAGCTGCCATGTCTGTTAAGTAGTTTTGGATTATTGCTACATTAGCTGCCATACCTTCTTGGACAGATAATTGTGCCTTATTAACTGAGTCAAGGTCCATGGAATCTTTTTCACTTTGTTTTCGTAATCTTTCCATTATGGTCGAATCTTTATCTATCATGTCTCCTAATTGGTCAAAACCAATCTCTTCAGTACCTAACTTAACCATAAATTCCCCACTAGCATCTATATCCGCCATGGAGGCAATTAACTTTTTATCTTGTTCGTTTAATTCTGGAATACCTCCTAATTTTCCTATTGCCTGAGTTCTCTTTGCGGCTCTAATAGCCGTTTCAGCAAGATTATTATAATCTTGTCCTGTGGCTTCTGCCATTGCCTTTAATCTAGCTCTTTCCCCTGGTGATATACCAAACTCTCCAGTTTCTTTGTTAAATGTTACAGCACTTTCTGCTGTTTTAATAATTGCTTTTTCTAGTCCCTCAACATCATTTTGAGCCATGTACATTAATTGGAATGGGTCTAATAGTTCACTAGCTGCTCCACCAATCATTTGTAATTTTGCGGCCATTTCTATAGCCCCTTCAGGACTGAAAGCCATATCCGCCATTTGCATTACATTCTCAAAATTATAACCTAGTACTTGTGCCTCAGCAACCATTCTTGATAGTCCATCAACACCATCTTGAAACCCGTAGGTATTAATTTTATCAATATTTGCAGTAACTGTGGGTAAAAATTTAGACACTACCGCCCCATATTTTCCAGCGGTAGCAATTGCTCTACTAGTAGTTTCACTAGCCTCAAGAGACCCTTTACCAATTTTTTCAAATTGCCCTATCACCTCACCCATATCAAGACCAGCTGATTTGTATAATTTTTGTAATTTAGTAGCTTCTACTAAAGCCTCTTTAGGTAAAATAAATAATCTTCCTGTCGCTTCTGAAACAGCCATTTGTGTTTCAAATGCATCATTTACTGTAATTGCGTACCCTTCAAATTCTCTTCTTGCGTCCGTTATGCCCAGTATTACACCCTCCATCATACCTTCATCCACGCCAAGATTTGAAATTATATCTTTACGGAATACATCTGTTAAAGAAAGAATGTCTAAATAAACAGCTTGGATATCTCCTAAATTGTCTTTAACTGATTTACCACTTATAAATGTCATGGTTTGCATCATATCTAATGCTTTACCCATAGTTAAATCAGCCTGACTTCTAGTAACAGATAATTCTTCTAAACTTCTATTAATTGTGGATAAAATAGCAGAATCTCCAGTTCCTTTATAACTGTAGCTTTGTCCAGTATCTTTTGTATATCCTGCTTTTCTTATAGCTTTTTCGAAACTTGCGTCTGTTACTTTTATTACGTCACCACTCGGATATTGAACTAAGTCTACTGGAAATGATGGTATTGGGTTTTTTATCCCCATTTTCTTTGCCAATTTTAAAGAAAGTGGGTTACCTTCTTTTCCTAATTTTCTAATGGATTTAATTCGGGACGCATGGTCAGGTTCATCAAAAGTATTAAATACTCCTAACGGCACTCCCAGTTCTGGGTGGGAGGCTAAATAGGGTCTTCCTTTGGATAAGAAACCCTCTATATAAAGTTGTTTGTTTAGATTAAACATATAGTTCTTTAAACTATAAATATTTAACTTCTACTTTTATTACGGTTTTGTTCTATTGCTGTATTTTTTTTCTCTATTTCTTCCATTAATTTATCTAAATAAAATCGTCTTTCAAATACAGGCATCTTTAAAATGTCTTCTCGAGTAAAATTAAAATTTCTAGATAAGTAATAAATCTCTTCTAAAAGCGCATACCTATAGCCCGAAGAAAGGACGAAAAAAGTTCAAACCAAAATTAATAGTAAAGTTAACCACTCTACCGGAAGGGGCTGTAGCTACTTTATTAACATCTAATCCTGGTTCTACAGAACCTAAAAATTTCTTAATTTCTTGTGCGTCTTTTAAAGGCAAAGTATGGATAGCAACAGAGATTGTCATTGGGTCATTTTCACCATCTAGTTCTACAATACATTTTTCTAATCTTTTTGTCGCCATAGGTTTTACCTTCATTCCTTCATAACTCTTTTCCAATTCTTTTAAATAAACCGTATCCTCAGGTGTTATTAATCTTAATTTACAGTTTTTTCCTGATACTGGTAGTGCGTACTCAAATAACCCTTCGTTATTTGGTTTTATACTAACTTCTTTAGTTTTTAAAACGGATAGGTCTTCCGTATGTTCAAAATCTTTACCGGTTTCCGGGTCGGTTAAGTTAAATGTGTAATTTGGTCCAAAAGCTGTGTTTCTTAAAAATACAAATACAGCTTGTTTATCACATTCGGCTAACTTCGTAATATCAACATCTTTATCTAATATCTTTGCTTTTAATAAAGTATCCATTAATTCACCAGATTGTGAAAGATTAGGAGATGTTAAAATATTTTCATCTGCTGCTGTTAAATAAGAAACCTTTAAAGTTTTCTTTTTATTCTGATAAAAAATACCTTCTGAAGGTAATTGTACAATATCGTAAGGGATATTTGGTTTGATTTCGGGTGTTTGTACGTTTTCCATTTTGTCTGTTATAATATTTTATTAATAATAATAAAGATATATTTTAATTAAGTGAATAAAAACTTAAAAATATCTATAATAAGTATTATAAAATAAAAAACCCACATAAAGTGGGTTATTTTATTAATATGTCAAAACTAAATTAGTATACTAAGATACATCTATCTGGTCTTAATGTTGCTGCTATATTAGCCATCCCTTCATCACTATAAGATAAGTCATTAAAGTTTACATCAGTTAAGAAACAACCTTGTAAAATCCATTTTTCAACCACAACACCAGTAGGGTCTAACATCTCTAAATCAAGATTCTTTTTATATCCAGCCGCGTAACCCATTCTACCTGTAACTGATTCAGCGTGTAATCTAACCCATTCCATAAGTGCTTGTGAAGCTGATGGACCAATTGGGTCTCTAAATGTTACACTAATTGTATTCCATACAAATCTACCAGCCACATATGTTGATGTGTTTAGGAATGGTATCTCTACGGAACCAATTGTAACTTGTGGTCTTGATGTACTTTCTACGTACCACTCGTTAATCCCTAGAGAAGAATCAAATCTCATTATAAACCTATTCTTTTTCTTTGGTTCATACGGTACGGGCATTTTCATTAATAAATCGGCCATGTTGTTTTAATTTTTAATTTTTTTATTTGTTAATAAATATCACCTACTTTTATTATTTACTAGTTTTATATATAAATATATGATTGCAGCAAAATAATATTATTCACTTACCTTAGATACAATAATTTTATTCTTTTCTCCTTGTGATGTGTCATATATAAAAAATTGTACCCCCGGATATTCTATAGATAATTCATTTCTAATATAATCCATAACAGTATCTATATTTTTTCTATCATCATCACTAAACCCTATTGTTAGTCTATCATACTCACCACCTGTTAATTTTTTTACACCATTAACAACTTTAGCCACATAATCTTTTAATGCTATTTTCTTACCTTCTTCAGGATTATCTACGCTAACATCCATCCCAAATTTATCTTTGAATTCTGTAGAGGTAACAGCTGAAAAGTCGTTATCTGATAGGTAGAAATCTATTTTTTCTTCCATGGACATATCTTTGGTTGATGGATAGGCTTTCTCTATGTTATTCACCATTTCATTAATTTCTTCTGTGGTGAATGTCATTCCTATTAATATTCGGACACTCTCTTTGATTGCATGATGTGGAGTTCCTCTAGCTGTAATTATAGAAAAGGGGCTAACATTTAGTAAAGATTCTTTAAATTTTTCAAAACTAGGTGCAAACTTTTTCTCTTCTATTGCTTTTTTAGTGTCACTAATGAATGTTTGTGGGTCTTGGAAATCCATAAACGAGTGGTCTGTTAATCTATACTCTGGATTATTTCTAAGTTCAGCAAAATCTTCAGTACTTACATTTATCGGGACCCACATTAAAGATTCTTTTTTTTCCATTTTTATTTTTGTAGGCATAAAAAGTATATTATCATCCCAATCAAAAGAATAACCACGTATTTTATCTGTAGTCATCACTTCACCAATTTCTTTAACTAATTTAGTTAATTGTTTTTCTGTAAGAATTAAACCTCTTGTCATATATTATAAATATTTTCATAATATAAAAAAAAACGTGATGTCTCCATCACGCTAATTTTATTAATATTAAAGTAGTATTCTGATTAAAGTATACTAGGATTATACTTATTTCCTGCTCTATCTACTCTATTAAACCATTTTTTCATATCCTTAATTTCCGATTCAGTAATAGGGTTTGTGGTTTTTAATATTCTAGACTCAGTTGGTATTTGTGTTTGATGAGGGTCTGGGTTGTTAGGTTTTGGTTTACAAGGAATTTCTGGCTCACTTTTTGGACATTCACAAGGCATTCCGGGTTGTGGAGCTAATCCGTATGCACCATCTTTTCCTCTACAACATTTTCTACAAGGTTTTCTATCATTTTGCCAAGGATTATCCCCGTGATGGCTATGTGGATATTCAGATGTATGTTCCTTCATCTGCTTCTTCATCATTTTTTCTGCATCTCCAACTCCCGAATCCAGTACTGAGTAAACGAATTCATTATCTGGGTCTTGTTCATATATAAAACCGGCTAACCATAATCCATATATTGGTTCCCCTTCTAACTCATGTATATCTTCATCTAATCCAGGCCCATTCCACAATTCTTCATTCCATCCAATATTTTCTGCACCTTCTTTAGTGGTATCGTCTATATCTGCCCAAACAGTTTGGCTGGTTAGGTACTCACCTAATTTTTCCCAATACTTTGATGATTTAAAGTCAGCGTATCTTTTATGCTGAGGCTCCGTTAAATCTATATTCTTATAGTCTTCCTTCACCTGTTCGTTAATTCTACGAAGTAATCTTTGTAGTTGGGATTCACTTACAACCATTTTTTGTTTTTTATTTTTAGTGAAGGTTTTCCTATTACTTTTAGGTAATCCTATTTCTTCCGATAAAATTCGTTTTTTAAATTTCATATTTGTTTATTATATATCTTCAAATGAAGCTCCTGTCGGAGTAATTAGGAATTCAATAAATATGAATTCAAGTGCTCTTGTTGGTTTGATATAAATCTTACCGTTTAACTCATTTCTATCGATTTCTTCTGGGTCATTAGACAATACAACTCTAAAGTCTGTTAAACCTCTATCTCTTCTTATAGAGTCTAGGATTGGGTTAACTAAGTCTAGGAATTGTTGTCTTACAACATCATCATTTTGTTCAAATAATAATCTAACAGCAACTGCTGAAATCAGTTTTCTAGTTTGTAATAGTAATCTTCTAACATTTATTCTATCTAATGCTGATTCTTTTACTTGTAATGTTTTATTACCGAAGATAATCGGACCTACATCACTAAATGTTGCAATTGGATTTAATCTTCCAACATACAGTGTGTCTCTTTCGTCTAAAGTTAATTTAGTTCTAGCTTTAATCGCGTTTACAATACCTCTAGTATAACCAGCCGATGCAAACCATGGGAAAGCTATATTATCTGTTAAGGCCAAGTTTCTAGCAACCTCAGCTGTTGGTGGAATGTACAGTTGTTTATTTGTATTATTATCTCTAACTAACACCCATGGATAATAAGTTGCTGTATAATTAGAATCTATGAAACTATCTTCCATATTATTAACCGCTTCTGTAGGGTCAATTTTATTACCTGAATCAGAAGTTGTATTAACAAATAAGTTATAATCTGGTGTAGTGGTTATATATAATGAGTCAGCTCTATCAGTTTCTACCATATCAATCGCGTCATTTACTAAAGCTAAATTATTTACATAATCTATACCTGGAGTAGCAAACACATTAATATCTACAGATTCTGGATTTTCAAACTTATGTATTGCTTGTTTATACGCGTCATAATCTGTGTTGGATTCGGTAGTTGAAATCTTTTTAAACGACCCTAGTCCAGTAGCGTCTGTATATGTGCTATCCGCACAGGCTCCATATTTGTATCCTGTCATACCTAATCTATACCCATCTTGATTGGTTCTCGTTTTTCTATATTCGTCCCATCCGTCAAAACCTCCATAAGGTGCTAGTGTGAATTTTCTAGATTGTATTTTATAATATGGGTCAGTTGTTGAAGTTGGTTCTGATTGGAATGATGCGTCACCCACCATAAACATTGATTTACCACTTAAAGTAGATGCTGTTTCTGTTAAATAAGAACCAGACCCCGCTATAACTACTGTTGCTCCAGAATCCATATGGAACCCTTGAGTTAAAGTTGGCCAATCGCTACCTGTTGTACTAGTACAAACCGAAGTTGGTGTCTTAAATCCTTTATATTCAAAGAAATCGTAGTCAATCGCTGCTCCATCACCATTAGAGAAACCTAAATAATTCTTTCTAATATTATCACCAGCAGAAATTGAAGCGTTACTCACACCATTTGAATCGAAGTATGGGTCGAAAACAGTTTCACCTGGCTCATAGTATTTGGTTTTCCATTTTGGGTAAGGGTTTATAGTACTTGTACACGACTCTCTAAACTTATAACCCTCAAATCCAGCTGGTAAAGCGTCTTTTAAGTCTCCGTCTATAACAGCGTCTGCTAATTCTAACATTGTATATGTAGACTTTAACTCATATTCTCCGTCAGAAGTACCAATTTTTCTAGCTATAAAGTTCGGTGCTGTTGGGTCTAGTGTACATCTTGTATATTTTTCTAAAACTATAGGATTAGCATCTGTATCATAGAAATCTCTAACTACAACATCAAACTCTACTCTTTCAAAAGAAATGTTAACTATAGATATTTTATGTTCTCTATTTGCTGCAGAACCGTCTGATATTGAAACAAATCTGAATAATCTAGAAACTTCAGTACCTCGTAATTCTGAAACAACATAAGGTGTTGCTGGTGTTTGCCATTCATTCATATACCAACCCAAAGATGTTCTGTTGGTGTTGTTCCATCTTGCAGCTGGAAGATAACATACACAACAATTTAATCCTCTAATTTTTTGTCGTCTGTATAAATATTTTAATAAATTAGGATAGATTTCTTCAACAAAAATAGGAATCTCATTAGCTTCTCTATCAAATACTTTTCTTCCTAATACTCTTGATAAATAATTTTTCTTACTAGTGTCTAAAGATGCTGTAAATTTGGATATTACCCCTTCATCAGTTTTTGCTGAAATTCCAAAGTTAGCAAATGGGTCTCTTAATATGTCTTCATAGGTTCCAGAACAATTAAAGTCTACCCCACCTTGTTTGTATCCATCTCCTGTACTTGCACTAATTTTATATACTGGCCCACCACTTGTGAGTGTACTTTCACCTCTGGACCTTAAAGTTGCTATTGTCATATTGTGATATTCAGTGTCTGCACTTACACAACTGTATGTTGAGTAACAACCACTTAATGTCATAGCTAAATAAGTTACTGCTGAACAACTTCCTGTGTAGAACGTTGTAAAGGCTGAAACAGAGTTACCAGTAAAGAACCAAGAGTTGGCTACATCTCCGGTTAAACCGTTTGACGCAACTTCACCAAATTTTACACCTGGTGAATACATTGTTTCATTCGCGAGTTGTGTTGTGAGCGGAATTGCTTCCGTATTAGCGAAACCACTTAAAGTTACTTGTACCGCTGTATAAGCTGGAGAACTTCCACCGATAGATGTTCCTGCACAACTTTGTAAAGTGTAATCGGATACTGCTCCAGAATATTGTGCTGCTGTAAATGTTTCTACCGCTGCAGATAATGTACTACCTGTACCATTTGAACCTACGAAAGGATAAATGGTAGGTTGATACGCGGATAAAGCCATTGGACCTCCATTACTTGGTGATGTATCGTTACCCCATGCGGTGGTTCCTGCTGAATATGAAAAGTAATTACCTGAAGAAATTGACCCAGGATTATTATTACCACCGTTTGTTGCCGCACCGTAGAATGACCATTCTGACCATGATGATGCTGATGTTGCTGCTGTATAACTACCTAAATTAACCACGTATGTTGAACTCCCTGCTTTTATTAGGTTTGGTAAGATACCATATACTGTTGTACTTGTTAAATTATCTGATGACCCAGACACCCCTGTACTAGTAACTCCTTCTACATATGTTGTAGCTGTAGAAGCTGAACTTGCGAACATAGCAAATGAACCACCAGAATAACAACTATTTGTACAAGTAGGGTAACTTGCGTTGTTTTGATAATCAAATAATGAATTAAACCACCCATCATTTGTATCACCGGAAAAGTCAGCACTGTTTATAGCTTCAGGATATGTTGCTCCTGCACCATCTGCTCCTGGCCCTAAATCAGAATTAATACCTAATCTATTATAAACATCAACTGGTAAACCAGTATTACCTGTAATTTGTGGGAAAGCTGTAGTAGTACAAGCTGTAGGTACATAACCATAATAATAAAATTCAGTAGCTCCTGTTATGTTAAAGGAACTTTGATTATTATTTAATATCTTATTAGTAAAATGAGCTATATCTCCAACTAAGGTCCCTACGGAATCTCCGTTACCATTAAACATTGTTTCACCTGTTATCTGATTTGTTGTTCTAAATGGACCACTAGCTCCACCAACCAAACCTGTAGCTGGTGTAGCACCACTTAAAGCGTCCGCAAAAGCAGAACCGGTAGTGTGGGTGCTATAGATATTAGATGAATTTATTGTACCACCTGTAAGTGGAATGTAGATGTTATCTGACCACGCTGTTGCGGTATTAGCTGTAGAATTAGTAGCTACATATAATGGGTCCATCTCCCCAACAGTTAATAATTGCCATGATGGTCCAGCATCATAACCAGATAAACCTAATACTCTAGTTACGAATAATTGGTTTGATTGAGATAGGTAGGACCTAGCGATAAACGAGGTTTCATACTTAGGAATTTGTGATTCTGTAAACTTCTCTGGGTCAGTATCCCCAAATCTAGTTCTAAAGGAATCAAAAGAATCTATAAATATAGGTTCAAATGCTGGTCCTTTTTTAGTTTCACCAGCAAGCCCTAAAGTTGTTACGCCCACACTTTGTGCTACGAATGTTAAATCTTTCTCTGCGGTATATACACCGGGAGATACGAATACTTTTGAATTTTCAGCCATTTTTTATACTATTTTATTTATTTTATAATTTATTAGATAAATATTGATTTCAATTCCAAAAGTTTACTTATTAACCAATATAATTATATAGAGTAGGAATATTTTCTACCTTTTTTCTACCTTTAACCAATATGAAGATAAAAAACCTTAAAATAAGACCAGAGTACCACAAACTATTAAAAGAGTATTGTAAAAAGAAGGGGCTAGTCATGTCTAGGTTTTTAGAAAAACTTATAAAAGAAAAATGTAGTGAAAAACAAGATATTTATGGTGAAAAAAATTAACTATAGATTAGTTCTTCTAAAACTACTTGAGCGATACTACCCCCAACACTCTTAACTATGGTAATCACCAAAACATCCCCAATATCTACTTGTACTTTACCTTCTGTGGCTGTTCCGTTTATTTTATAACTCACACTAGAAACATTATCTGACCTAACTAACGTAATAAGAGCTTTATAAGCATATGAGACTGTTTGGGTGGTTGCTACCGCTGTATAATCTAATTTTCTTCTAAATTTATTTTTATTATATATATTAATTCCCTGTTGTCTAACATATGACGGACTACCTTCTGGCCCTATTTTCTTATGTGAGGTATTAGTATCAAAAAACAATAATGACCTACTAATTGCTGGTTTAACTTCAAACTCATCCTCATCTATTAAAAACCCTTGTAACTGAAACTTATAATTTTGTTGATAGTATCTTCTATCTTCTGTGTCTATCACACTTTCGTCCCCCAAACTTTCTAGAACTATAGGTATATAATGTCCTTTTACAAATGTATAAGCTTGTCTAGAACTAAATTTTTGCATTACCACCTTATTAAACTGGTTTAGTTCTCTCATTCTATTACAAATTATTTTTACATCATAAGTAATATCCACAGGTATCGGTTGTGGTATACTGTATATATCTACCCCTTTTCGGGTACCGTCCCAGGTTGGTACTTTTGCGAAATGAAATTGTTTTCTATCAGGAATCGTATAAAGTAGAGAAGGATTGCTACCGTATTGTACGTCTGGATTTCTAACTACAACCACAAATGGTAGTTCTACATTTTTATCTTCATTAGCAAATTGCCATGTTTGTGCAAATTCTCCCCATCTTTGTAATGTTAAAATTCTATCTATTACTGGTATTTTTTTACCGGAAGTACTGGTATCTAACTCTTTTTGTACAAAATCTAACATACCTTTATCCATATCTTCATGCATAACTGATTTTGGCAAGAAAGTACCGTCTTCAGTTATAAGTTCACTAAGTTCTCGTCTTCTATTAGGTGTAGACAAACCATTATAACCACTATCGTATTGTGGTTGCGGTTGTCTAGGACTAATATTAATGTCTGTTTTAACTTTTTTTGGTATTGCCATTATATTCCTTTAAATTCATTAGGGCTCACATATGAGCACACTATTGTTCTATAGAAAGGTTTATAACCTCCTATAGTGTGTTTTAAGTCTGATGTTACTCTTCCGTCATTTGTTACTACATAATACCTCATTCTATCCTCTGTTTCTGCATAACCAATATAATCACCATATGATATATCAATATTTAATTCTACTAGATGTTTCATATAAACATTTATTGTCATATTTCCTGGTTCCATTTGATTTACTAAACCTGCAGCGTATGCTTTATTTTGTGGGTCTGCAATACTTACATAAGCATTAAATTCTACTGGTGCTTTATATCTAATCTCTTCTGGTCCCGCTTCACCATAAACATCATCCACATCTGATTTCTTACTATCAACCCTAAATAACACCATAGTAAAATTCATATCACCATGTAACCATTCCATCCCCATCTCCTGTTCTAGGTTAAAATCCTCAGAACCAAAGAAACGTGATATTCGAGTAATTGGTATTTTTTTCTGTTCAGCCATATAATAATAAATAGTTTGTTGTCTATGTTATGGATTTTATTATATTTGTAATAATATATATGGAATTAACTTTACCGGAAATAGAAGCAAAAAAAATTCTTTCAGATTATTCTGGAGCCAATAACTATATTCTTAATCTAAAATCTTACTATGAAATATATAAATCTAGAACCTTAACAAGGTCTCAATCAGATTATGTACTTAATAATTACGATAAATCACCAAAGATTGCAAGAAAATGGGTGGAGATAGATGATTATTTTAGTGAAAGTCTAATGACTAATAGTCTTTTAACTGAAAAACCTAAATCTATCTGGGTAGAGAAGATATTAGCTGAACGTCCTAAAGCTTTTCATATTTGGGGTAAGGTATTGGATTCTCAAAAATTTTACGATTTCTGGGTACCTAAAAACCAAATAGTACCAAATACTGAAAGAGAAGTAGTGGTAGATTATTCTACTTATTCACATAGGCCACCATATGAACATCAAAAAATTGCTATAGAAAAATTATTAGGAAACGATAAATATATTCTAGCTGATGATATGGGTGTTGGTAAAACTACTAGTGCAATTATTGCTGCTATAGAAAGTAAATCAAAAAAAGTTTTAATCGTATGTCCCGCTACTCTTAAATTAAATTGGAAAAGGGAAATTGAAAATTATAGTGATGATGACGTTTCTATTATACGTGGTAAGGAATGGTTATCTGCTAAATTTGTAATTATAAATTATGATATCCTTAAAAACTTTCATAGTTTAGATAAAAAAGAAGGCATTACTACTCTTTTGGATGAGAATTTTGATTTAATAATTATAGATGAAGCTCATTATATTTCTAATACAAAAGCCCAAAGAACCAAACTTATTAATAATATTACAAATAAAGTAGGAAAAGTATGGTTACTAACTGGGACCCCAATGACCTCAAGACCTATGAATTATTATAATCTTTTAAAGGTGGTAGAATCTAGGGTCGCTAGAAACTGGGTGAGTTATGTTATAAGATATTGTGAAGGGTATCAAATAACAAAAGGTGGTAGAAAAATATGGTTAACTCATGGTGCTTCTAATCTTGATGAGTTAAGGGATAGGACCAAACAAAAAGTATTACGTAGATTAAAAGAAGAAATATTAGATTTGCCAGACAAGATTATAACTCCTATATTTTTAGAAATTGATTCGGTTGAGTATAAAAAAGAAGTTGGTGAGTACCTAGATTGGGCAAATGAAAATCAAAATCAAAGTTTAACTATACAATTAAATAAACTAATGAGTGTTAGACAAATTATAGCAAATGAAAAATTAAAAAACACTTTTGAACTAATAGACCAATGTTTGGAACAAGATAAAAAGGTGATAGTCTTTACCAATTTTACGGAACCTTTAATGGAAATTTGGTCTAAGTATAAGAAAATGGCTGTTCCTTTATATGGGAAAATGAATCAAGAACAAAGGCAGGAGAGTGTAGACTCATTTCAAAATGACCCAAAAACAAAAATATTTGTTTCCAATATAAAAGCTGGTGGTGTTGGTATCACATTAACTGCTGGTGAAGTTGTAATTTTTAATGATTTATCTTTTGTTCCTTCTGATATGTCACAAGCAGAAGATAGAGCTTTTAGAATTGGCCAAAAGAAAAATGTATCTTGTCTATATCCAATATTCGATAATACTATAGAAAAAATCATCTATAATATGGTGCAAAGGAAAAAAAGAGTAATAGATACTGTACTGGGTGACCATATTGAAGATGAGGATTTGATGTTAAGTCTTCTGGAGGAAATGCAATCACTCTAGGTATTTATTTAAAAACTATGTCTCGATGAGTATTATTAAAAAACCTATAAGTTTATTACCTTTATTAACTGAAGTAATTTCGCAGTCAGCAAAAAAGGCTGCCTTATTACAAGTACTTAGACAAGCTGAACATCATTATACTGATTGGGATAATCCATATATTGTAGTTGTAGGTCGAGCTAAATACCCAGAACTAACTCAAATGACCGCAAAGGAATGGTGGAATACTCAAGACACTCAAAGACTACCTGAGCGATTTGGTGGTGGTGAGGTAGATTATTCATTTAAAACTGCAGCTACTGGGGCTTATCAAATTATAAAAGATACTCTGCATGATATTATATATAAATTTGATTTAGCTGATGAAGACGATATAATGACTAAAGAAAAACAAGATGAGCTTGGGTGGGGGCTAGTTAAAAGACTTCCTGGTGATTGGGATAACTTACCGGACCAATTAACTCATGAAATTGTAGACCAATTAGCTAACCTTTGGGCTTCACTTCCATATATTCTTCATTTTGGTGATTGTAATAGTAAATTTGGAGCTAATAACATTGATAAAGCTCATTGTTTTAAAAAGATTAATGGGTGGTATACCAAAGCTTTAGGTGTTGAGCCTGAAGATGTAGAAGATGTGGAAGTTATAGTTACAAAAGATACGTACGGCCCAACCAATCCTGAGGATATATTACAATCTATAGATGTTATGGAAAAAGGAGACAAGGGTGTGTTAGTTACTATTATACAAACCTTGTTACTTTACGATTATGAAATAGATTTGGGTGAAGGTGGTATTGATGGTGTGTTCCAACAAGATACTCAGGATGCTGTTTTAGAATTTCAAAGAAGGTTTGGTTTAAAACCAGATGGTATTATTGGTCCGTGTACTTTTTACGCTCTAGAAGAAGGTAAAGTAGGGTATTGTTGTAAGAGTGGTGGATGTAAAAAAGAATATTGTAAAGATTCTAACTGGTGTAAATGGCAAAGAAAAACAAAAGAAAACATAGTAAAAACAGATAAGACTGATAAGACTGATGAAGAGGAGGGGATTGATAAATGTAATGTAAAATATGATATAGGAGATGTTTCGGAAATTACACCAAAAGCCCCATGTCCTGAGTTACAACTAGAACAAATCCCTAATAGTAGTAATGCTTGGAGAAGTGGGCAACCTACAGCTGAGGAATTAGTTTGGATTATTGAAACTTATGGTATAAAACATATTGTTAGAATGAATGGTGATAAGCCCAATGATAAGTCGGCAAGATGTGGTGGTTGTCTTACAACAAAAAATGAAGAAGAAATAGCGGAATATTTTGATGTTGAGTGGTATGGTGATACCGAACACCTTTCTGGTGGTAGTTTTTATAGTTCACATGGAAAAGGGAAACCAGGAAAAGGTAGGAATATTCCAGGAGGAAGTGTTCCGAAAGTTGTAGAACTTATAGCACAAGGTAATGTTTTAGTACATTGTAGAAATGGTGCTGATAGAACAGGACAAATGGTTGGTGCTTTTCTATCTGATAATGGGTGGGGAACACCGGAAGAGATATGGGATTATGCGACAGGCTTTAATCATTGGGGTGGTGAAGGAGGAAGTGTTTGTAAGCCTGGAGGTAACTGGGGGTATATCAAATATATGGAGGCCTTTCTTCCATTAAGAGATTGGTGTGAAGGTGGTGATGAATGGAGAAAGAATTGCCCTTCTTGTGACCCTGATTATATAGAAAACTATGAAAATTCGTGGTAATTATGAGTGATTTTGAGAGACTTATAGACGATTTAGACCCTACGCAGGGTGGACCTCTACTAACTTTGACTAGTCCAGAGAGACACGACGTGGCACGCTTTATAGAACAACTTAGGTTGTGGGGTAAATATAATATGATAACTACAGATTTAAGTCCATTTTTAACTGACGCTAAGTCTGTTATAGAAGGAGAACTATCTCACGAAATACTACTTTACGCTAAAGAAACTGGAGAATTTCCTGTTAATATGTCAGAATTTATGGAAAACCAACTAGAACCATTACGATATATCTGGGAAAACTCTCAAAAAATAAGAGATTTAATGACTCGAGCTACTTTAAGGTTTGTAGAGACTCAAAATTTATCTCTGGATGATAAAACTATTAATGATGCTTTTAAAATATTAGCTCAAAAAATTTATAGAAGTATTTTAACAGGTCCCTATTTAACTAGAATCCAATCAAAAAGATAAAGAAGGGAATGAATTTTTTGCTATTTCTGGAAAATTCTCTACCACATTATTTTTTAACCAAGTCCCCCAACCACTATAAACCTCTTCATTCCATTTCCAAAAATTCTTATATCCGATAGTTCCCGTTACTGGTTTTGCTTGTGATTCTTTAAATGGCTTATTTTCTACCATAGATTTATATAAACTTTCTGTATTCTTATATAGTAGCATCATCAAAGGTAAATTTAAACCGTCTAGCTCCATTTTATACATTAGGGTTCCGGTTTCAATAGATAGGGGTACCAGAAAAGACATATTTTTGGGTTCTATATTAAATTGTTTTAGTTTTTGTTTTATGTGTAGGGGTTGTAACTCTAATTGTTTGGTTAGTTTGTCTTCAACTACTTGTATAAATTTCTTTGATTGTATTTTTTCTATACTCAGATTACCATCACTATCATACTTTGTAGTCATATTAATATCAGGTACATCTACAGTGTCTGTTGTTGGAGTTGGTTTTTTATCTCCTGTCTGTACAGCTGTTGATTGTTCAGGTTTTGCTTTTGGTTTGGTAAGTATTACTGGTTTGGTGGGTTTTGTTGGTGTGGTTGGTTTTGTTGGTGTGGTTGGTCTTCTTTCCCCCCTGCATGCTGAAGACTCTACACACTCATCTTGTGAACGATAGAATGGAAAACCATAAGTAGTAATGAAGTCGATATCTTCCTCACCTTCAACTTTTTTACATCCTGGATGCCGTACTGGGTCTAGACACACCCAATTTCCTATCCTAGGGGCTTCCCTATCTTCACGTGGTCTTTCCTCATCTCTTGGTCTATCTTCATCTCTTGGTCTATCTTCATCTCTTGGTCTATCTTCATCTCTTGGTCTATCTTCTGCATCCATGGGAATGTCTCCAAACTCAACTTCTTCATCTTCAGCCCGTTCTAATATAAGTTTACCTATAATACCTATTAATTTCATATACTATAAATACTATTATTATTGCATATAAAAACCCTGACCGTCGTCAGGGTTTTTTAGCAACTCATAAGTAATTTAAAATCCGTAATTAGTTTCCATCTTTTGGTTGCGGGAAAAAACTTTCACTAATTTGCAACCGTT